CTCTGGGCGCTCATGTAAGCGTAATAAGCGGCCATGTACGGAACGGCATCGGTCATCGGATAGGGAATCGCTTCCGGGTCGGCATCTGTCGCAAGAGAGATAGGCTCACAAGAGCAATCGAGATTAAGAACGAAGTTTCCGCTAGGAGGCGGATTTATGAGGAGGCTTCCAGTCACTCCGATTCCGTATTGCGACCATTCCGAGGGACTGCCAGTTGTGGGGCTGGCGTTATTAAGCCAATAGCTGACCGCCCAAGGGTATGGGCGAGATCCCATGTAGAGCTGCCCCGATCCTGATGTGTAAGTGGCTTGGCGGACGTTATAGATGCCAGCAACTCCAGTTGGGAGATTAGTGATCGAAGAGAATGGATAGATGCTTCCGGCAGAGGAAATAGAAAGGGTTACCGTAGCCCTAACACACTCAGTCTCACCAGCAAGCTGCAAGCGAGCCGTGTTCACAAAAGTTGTGAGATTTGCAGTCGAATAAAGTGTCGAGGTCGCAGCCGGGTTCTGCAAGAGCAGAGCCGTATTGGCTACATATGTGTTTAACAATTCCGCCTCCCTCGCCGGTTAAACGAGGACGGCGCACCCCGTCAGTTCATCACGCAAGCTGCTGGATACGAACCGTGTCGTTCTGGCTGCCGAGCGTCAGAGCAATAACAGCAACCGTTGAAACAATGCCGTTACCAATTACTGCCGCGAGCGGCGTACCCAAGTACAATCCACCATCGTAGATCGTGCCGACCGTGCTTACAGTTCCACCGGCACCCAAGCCCGTGAGGGCTATCACGGCGGGCCGTGGTGTGAAACCAGCGAAGCTGATCTGCGGGCTTGTGAACGCCGGGGTGTTGGTATTGAAACCGCCCGTGGTCGTCATCTGAGCCGAGGCACCATAACCGATACCTACGGTTGTAACGGTTGCAGCCGTGACACTCTGCAAGAACACCGGGACAACTGTAGCGGTCGTGCCAGCACCGGCAACCGTCAAGCTCATCGTGCTTGCGACGGGAGCGCCGGGGCTTGTCATCAGAACTGCCGTGATGCTGCCAGCGCCCGTGAGGGAGCAGAGGGCCGCAGCGTTCGTGATAGCCGTTGTACCCGACAGGAAGTTCGGATCATAGGGGCTCGGATAGATGCTGATATTCGGAGCAACCGTGTAACCGGCACCTTGATTAAGAACCGTGATGCTTGTCACGCTGCCGCTGGCGATTACTGCAACACCAGTCGCCGGGACCCCAGGCGAGGGAGGCGCGTCAAAGAACACCAGTGGCGCAATACCGTAATTCTTACCACCCAAGGCAATACCGGCAACGGATGTGATCGAAACCGATGTATTAACCGCACCGCCAACGATTGGCTGCCATGTTGACGTACCAGTGCTGGGTGTAACGGTCGTTGTACCCTGAACGTAGGCATTACTACCGCCGTTTGTCACAACTGCACCAACAACGCAACCAGTCAGGTTGGCAATGCGGAGGTTAAAACCATCGCTCCAGACATCGTGTGTAGTGAGGTTATCGTTATTGTCGCGGAGAAGTGTCCAAATGTTGGTTACTGGATCATTATATTGCAGCGAGCAATACTTACCAAGCGTGATGATATAGCGACCTGCGGGAACAGGAAAGCAGTCGCCAGGAGCAAGGCTCAGGTCATTGGTGTTGCCACCAGTTTGACCGTTGAAAAGACCAGATGGGTACAAGCTTTGCGGAAGCTGTAAACCCTGTCCTGCGCCTGCAAGTGGTTGTGGCATTGTTTTACTCCCTACCTATCAAAATGCTGGGTTGGCAATGCCCGTAATCCAAGCATTTGCCGATGGTTTAGCCGTTACGATGTCGTATCCCGTCACCATGACGCCCTGTTGGCCGATCTGACCAAGCGGAACAAGTGAGTAGAAGCCGCTGAAATCAAACGCAGCATCTTCGCTCATATACATATTCGTGTACTTGGTGTTCACGACAAAGGCGCTGCCCTTCGGGCAGAAATGGTCGGCAAAGATCGGAACGCCAGCGACATTCAAGTTCGGGAACGATGCTCTGACCGGAGTGCCCATGGCGTAGCTGTTGCCGGGGTCCTTGAAGATCGTTTCTGTACCAATGAAGTCGGCATTGAGGGTCGAGAAGTCGCCGGGGTTCATGACAACGAATGTCGGGGCTTCGCCACCGGCAACGTCCGTGACTTGGATCAGGTATTGCGACATGATCTGGCGGGTGAAGCCTGAAGTATAAGCCGCAGCCGAGTAGTATTGACCCTGCCAGGAAGTATTACCGGCTGAGAGACGGTTAATCCCGCCGTAGGTCGGGAAGTTCGTGCCATTGTCGAAGGCGTTCTGGAACGAATCAGGCAACAGGCTATTCGCCGTGTTGTTCGTGTACATCAAACGGCCCATGTTCTGGACCGTGACCGAGTACACATCGTTCATGCGGGCTTCGAGAAGACTGATTTCTCTGTCCGTGGCCTGAATGACAGTTTCACCGAACGGAAGCGGAACGGGAACAACCCAATAGGCCGTCGAGAACTGAGCGTTCTGCATGCCTGGGATAATCGTGGGAGAGTTAAAACCACCACCGTAGCCCGTAAACTGACCCTGGACCATGGATTGAGCCTGAATCGGAATAGTGATCTGTGACAAACCACCGGCTGATTTCTTGGCGTTGCCGATCATGTAGAAAAGAGACGGAGTGGCAAAATAAATCTGGACGAAGTTGCGGGGAACGAACGCCCTGCGGTTAACCGCTGTTAGTTCGTTATAGAGTGCGCCTGTCGGAACCGCGCCTTGACCTGAAATTGGCATGGTCTATCCCCTTTTACCTTCCGCGTACATCGGCTAGAGTTTTTGATATGAGGCTACGGACGGCACCGTTGTCCTTGCCTTGGCTCTCCATGAGCTTCTTCATCTCTTCGTTGGTGTCTGAGATCGACTGTTGAAGAAGATCAAATCCTGAAGTCGGGCCAACAGGCGCAGCCGGTGGGTTGATCTTCTCGAATGCGGCCATGGCTACATCGAAGTCAGCCACGCCCCTCTCGACCATGAATTTTTCAAGGGCTTCCAGCCCTTCGGCTGTGTAGCCTGATTTTTGCGCTTTGGAGCGACCAGCATGCCATTCAGCTTCAACTTGCTTCCTAGCAGAAGCCGTTTCGCGGTCTTCTTTGTCCTTGGCGATTGAGGAAGCGAGGTCGTCGATTTTCTTGGTGACGGCTCCGATCTTCTCATCGAGAGGGCGAGCAGCGTCTAATTCGGGGATGACGGCGTTGGGGTTGATGATCTTTTGAGCCTCAAGAACCCTCTTGCGGGATTCCGGGTTGGCAAGCATGCGTTGAACCGCGCCTGCAATATTCCGATAGTTTTGGACTTCGGCTTCGTCCATTTCGATTGTAGCCATTATTCTTTACCCCCGCCGCCTTCGCCACCACTATTGGAGACGTGCATGATGTCGGCTTTCGATGATTCAGCCTTCGGCATATGGTCTTTGCGACCGGCGATTTCGTTCTCCGTCATGGAGACGCGAACAATGTTCGGGCTCGATTTCGGAATTGATTTTGTGTTGTCCTGAAAAATATTGATCGCCATGATTTTCTCCTATGCCGCCTGTGCTGGGGGTACCGGCGGTGCTTCCCCGCCCGGTTTCTGCATTCCTTGTTTCATCGCGGCTAATTGAGGGGCCTGCTGCTTCATCTTCATCATCAAATTCTGGAGAGAGGTTTGTTCGGCTCCCGGAGAGACAGCGCCGGGGGGAACATGCTTTGCTAAACTGGTGAGTGCCTTAAGAACGTCCCTCCCGGCTTCCGTCCCAGCCCCTAGAAGGGGGACGATCTTTTCCAACTGCCGGACTATCAAACCCAACTGCGCCATTCCTGCTGCTTCCAATCCCTTGTTAGGCATTGGTGCCGTCGCTGGGGAGGAACCGACTGGCGGTTGACCCATTGGCGGCGAAGCAGAATTGGGAGGAGACATGACCGGCATATGGATTACTTACGACCGTGTTTACGACGCTTGCGAGCCATTTTGATCTCCCTGTTAGAGTTGACGACACCGAGGGGTTCCTCTTTTCAACCGCCACCTGTCGTCAACTGAGACGGCAGAGAGCAAGCTGCCCTTGGTATCTCCCCATCATTGGGCGCAATCTGTTGTGGTTTCAAACATCGTGATACACAAAATGAGTTGAATTTTAATAATTGTTCGTATAAATGTAAAAGTGTGTAAAACAAAATGAGGTTCTCATGAGCCAGATTTCAGGAATGCTCGGCTACAAACAAGCGGCAGCCTATATCGGCGTAAGCCGACAAACTTTGAATAACTGGATAAAAAGGAAAGTCAGAAAATTAAAAAAAGAAGCGCCAACCTACTACCAACTCGGAGGTAGGTTTTATTTTAAACCGGAGGATTTGGACGATTGGATGCAGAAATATAAAAACAAGAAAGTTTGATTACTTCTTTTTCCCGTGTGCCAATAATTCAGGATGCTCCTTAATCATTTCAGCTTCTCTTGCCTGCATCTCTTTGTATCTCTGCTTCAAAATATCTCGCATCGGAACCGGCAAAAGATCAAGACCTGAGTTACCATCAATCCATTTCAGTTTGGCAAGTTCGCCAACGAGAGCTTTGTGATCGTCCTCATAAATCGGGCTTGATGAATGACTATCGACCGATACTCTTCGATCATCCGGCAACTGCGAAAGGAAAAACTCGTTTTCCTCTCCGCTGTTAGGATCAGTCCAGTAAAGCTTGTTATTCTTGGCTTCAAGACCGGCTAAAGTTATATCTGCAAATGCCGCGCACTGGCGTTCGACAAGGATTGATCGGTCCCTAAGTCTTGGTGAAGCCGTTTTCATCAGCATATTACCCTGCTCTGCCGACCTGACCCCTGGTTGATTCTGGCCGGAAAGCATGTTTCCGAAGCCCCCAATCTCGTCCATGTCACTTTTAATCATTGTCATGTACTGAAAGGCTTCCGCAGGAAGTTTCGGCGTTAAATCGTTGACCGTAGATCCTTGATCTAGGTTCAAATAACCAGCTTGGCGAAAATTATCGTATATTTCATCGCTAATCCCATTTCCTCCAGAGAAAGCGAGAAGCTTATCAAACTGAATACCCATGAGGCGGCGAACATCATCATAAGTCGTTGTAAGAAGCCCTTGAGGCTCCGTAAGGTCAATAATTTCCGAGCGCCCCCAGAAGTAACCGGGAGATTCGTTCGGTCTGATAACCCCGTATTGAAGCGTTTCAGGGCAATAAAGATTGGTTTTCTTGAATAGTGGTGCCACAATAATTTCAGGATCGAACATTTGCACCGTGACCCAATCCGCCGCGTCATCGTCCCAAATAGGTAATTCATAGAACTTGACTACATCGGCTCCGCGATCCGCATCTATGATTACGTCAGAAGCGTTGTTCGCAAGCGTAACTATTCCTCCCGGAAGAGGGGTGGTCATGTTTGAAATATCAGTTTGCAACTGAGACGTAGAAAGGACCTGATGGAAGAAGCTATCAACCCCGTCCGATCCTGTGTTGGCCGTGGCGTTGGCTCTTATTCTTTTGTATAACTTTTCAGCGTCAGGAAGGTGAGCAATGCGCCGCCAGACTTGGGGCATGGTCAGATAAGCTACCTCAAGAACGGCTTCCTGTTCCGAAAGAGCAGTTTCGTTCTCGTCGTAAACTCCGAAATGCCAAGGCGAAACGATGCGAGCGTCTATTTTTTTAAGGACTATATTTCCTTCTTCGTCATAGTCTTTGCGAGCCAAGGCCTTGATAATGGCACAACCGTAATCAAGACCTATTTTAACACCCCCTGAAAAAGTAATGTCTATGTCGTTTCTTTCCCATTCCCTTGTCAGAACACGGGAAGCCATCTCGGCTTGAGCCAAAACCCCTTTGGGATAGTGGTTCTCAAAATCTATGAGAAATCTGAGATCGGCAGGAGAAAAGAGATGCGAAGCGAGACGATCTTCGTGTGAATAGAGCCTGTTATTCAATGATTTCTGGCCGTTTGACCGTCCGGTTTCAATCCACTGGCGGTACTGCCTATACATGGCCTGTCTCTGCCCCATGGAGTGAGAGCATATCTCAATGGTGTCCTGAGCCAGTTTCAGGAGTGATTTTTTATCATTAGGAACGTACATAACAGCCTATTTCTTCCTGCCCGCCGCGACCGTAGCTTGTACCATTCTTTCGTGATTTTGGGAAATGACGTTCGTGACTCTTTGAAGCTCTGGGTTAGGTCCTTGCGGACGCGTATCTATCTGCCCGAAATGTGAGTTCATAGCCGTTCCATCATTAAAAACTGCCTTTACCTCCTGTCCTGGCGGAGCGGCAATGGGTGTATGGGATTGTGGGATATAGGAGGTTTCACCAGACTTTACGTTATCTTTCATATTGGTTGTTTTCATATGCGATAATGTGTGTTTATCAACACCAAGCATATTAGCGGCTTGTTCCATGCGATACTCGGAAGAAGATTCCATCTGACGATAGACTTGATTTTCAGACTTAATGAGATTTCTAGCCCTTGTTCTTCCGCCTCGATTGGTATCGCGTGGTTTTGGAGGAGTGAGCCTCTTACCCTTCTTTTTGTTCACGCTGACATAAGCGCCACAAAGAGGGCAATAATCTGGCGGAGGACTTAAATCTGTTTTAGACAATATTTCATGTGTATGGAGAAATTCACCATCACAATCTGGGCAAATATATTTTCTGTGAAGAAAAGATGACATCAGCCTCTCCATGCCTTGCGTCTAAGAATTGCCATTTCCTTGCGGCGTTCATTTTGCCTTCCCTTCAAGAAGCTATCAAGGGCGTGTTTATTAAACAAACCAACTTGGTCCTTGATCGAAAGTCGGCGGATAGAATCTTCATATTCCTTCGTTCTTCCTTGCGTACTCATGCCCCTTCGTATGGATTGCTCCCAAGCCCTTATCCCCATGGCGAGGCAGTAGGTCCTATCGTCCCTGTTGAGACCTTCGGCCCCTATCGTATCGCCTTCTCTTCGGATGGATTTCATCTCTTCAAGCACTTCGAAGGAACGAAGTTCTAACGTCCCATCGTTTGTAAAATCCCTAAGACGCTCCATGATCGTGACTTTTAATTGGGCTGTAGTTTTCCAGTGCATCGCTGTTCCGGCGTTATGAGAATCAGTTCTGGCATACATATAATCCCTAACATTCGTAAAAATATCCCTGAGACCACGTTCACTCGCCGCTGCCCTCATATGACCTGAAGTGACCAATTGTTTTAGGCTTTTGTATTCAGAGAGAACCGCTTCGCCGGGACCGTTTATTTCTATAATGACATGAACATTCTTGTACCATCCTGCTATCGAGGCAATAACCCAAGCGAAGGGTTGAGTGGTAATAACTGAGTTCGCGTACTCCGCGACTTGAACGAGGCAATCGGCATAGCAGCGAAGGACTTGAATGGCTGAATTGTTATTCTTCTCATCATGCCCATAAGCAGGGTCAGCGGCAATAACATAGACACCACCCTCCTGTGGCTCTTCCCAAACTTTGAGTTGGGCACGGTTCTTTCTCTGAATAGGGAACCAGTCACAATGGAAAAAGTCTTGCCCATTCAAGAAATCGTAAGGTTGGAATTTGTCCGTTACTGAATTTCTGGCAATGTCAGTAAGTTTCTCGCCGGAGAAAAATGAGCTTCCGGTTTGCTGAAAGGCTTCTTCCTCGGTCCAAGGCTGCTCTTGCGCCAGCAATTGATCGTCATCAGTTTCCTCATCGTCCTCATCTTCTGCAAGAGGGTTAGATTTTCGTCTATACCAAGCCAGTTGTTCGGCTGTTACCACATGGCCGTATTTTTCCTCGACTTCCTTTATTCTTTCGAGTTCTTTTTCAGTAGGTGGAGTGATCCCGTATCTCTCGAAAGCAGGGGTTCCTTTTTCCAATTTCTGGGATTCTTTGGCCCACCATCCTATAAAACAAGTTTTCTGATTAAGATCATCGGCCTTGGCCTCGACCCACATTTTGTACCAGCGGTCGAATCCTCTTGCCGTGGTCTCCCAAACATAAAGACGGTCTGGATATTTATCGGAAAGAGCATTCAGGAACGAAACAAGTCCTTCTTCGTTGTCCCAGCTTGAAATTTCTGATGCGTAGACGAATTTGATGCCGCTCGACCTTCCGAGAGTTCCAGCCGCTCGGCTCTTGCGAACACCAGCATTCAAGAAACGTAGTCTTGAACCGTTTGAAAGAACTAAGAGATCCCTGCTATTTTTTCTTATGGAGGGGAATTTAAGTCTGGAAGGAAGATCGTGAATCATCCCAACTAATTCTTCCTTGGCTTCGTCTCTGTGGGCGAAGGTATCAAAAACCATTGCCCCCTGAAGGCCGGAGTGCATACCAAGCCAAAAGATAGAGAGGGCCCTTGAGACGGTAGAGATACCTAGCTGGCGGGATTTAAGAATTTTGAAATCATGTACGTCTTGCTCCAAACCATCAAAAACACAATCAAGAAATCTTTCTTGGGCTTCGTAAATATGTTCTGCGAGGATCGTTTCACCGCCCGTTTCTTTGGAATTGATGCGGACATGGTACAAGAAATCCATAAAACTCTGGCGGAATGCCTTACTCTTATCGGGCGTCCACCCGCTCATCTTCCGACAGCCTTGTTTCTTTTCTGGGCGTCGTCAGCTTCCGCTACAGCTACATCAAGCTTGACCTTTATGACCCCGAAGAAACTGGCAATATCCGGCTGGCCTATAATGACGCCGGAAATTTCCTTGCCGTCCGGTCCTAGGACGAGAAAGGCTCCGCTTATGTCTTTCTCATCGTTCTTTTCTATTTTATCAGCAAGAGCGCGAAAAGCGTCCGCGAATTTATTCTGGGCCATCGTCTATCTCATCCCAATGGGTTATAAGATTCTGCGGAAGGCCGTTGTTAAGGTTGCCAGCAACCGATTTTTCTGCCCAGCCAGTGAAGAAGTCATCGTTGAGATAGTAGCCGATAATCTCACCGATAGATTTTTCATAACCTTCAGAAGCCCGAAGCCAGAGCTTAACCTCCCTGTCCAGAGGAGCATCTTTGTCGATAAGCTTCCATGCCATGATTTGATCCTCCAGCCCATACCTTCAATATCTCTCATGGGGCTTCTAGCCCACATCAAAGTTTCCTGTATTCTTGCGTCAATTAAGATAGATTTTTGTTCTCTCGCCCTATTTCTTTCTGCCAAGGAATATGCTGTTCTCTCTGTCTCTGTATAATCTATCAACTTTTTCACGAAAGATTCATTTCTCATTTTGAACGGCAT